CTTTTTGCTTGTGGCATAGGAGAGTATGGACTAGAAAATAAAAACACTAATTCTTGATTAGGTTTTAAAGCTTTTCTAATCCAAACATATTTATTATATTCTTGATAATCCCAAAATCTACCTTTAGCTTCAAGTAAATATTCTTTATCTCCAATAGTTTTTACAAAGTCAGGTTCGTAAGTATGTTCAACTGTGTAAGAAACTTTATCAGAATGATGTTGCCAATCTTTTAAAATTGTAGTGTGCAGTTTATGTTCCCATTTAGAATCATATCCTTTAGGTACATTTTTTTCTTTTGGTCTTATTATCCTTGGCTTTCTATATCCTGCCATGTAATGTCCTTTAATCTTTTATCAATCTTTTTAATTCTTTGTGAAAACCATCTAGGTGTGTAAGCAGAAAGCATAATTTTTTTATTAATGTATACATGTGTTTGTTCTGGTAAATATTTTTCAATATTTTTTACAGATAATTTTTTTTGTTCTTCTTCTACTAACATAGTTTTTAACCAGTCAACAACTAAATGATTTGCTTTTTTTCTTATTTGTTTTGCTTTTCTTCCGTTCATAATACTGTTGAGTCATAATTTTTAACAAGCTTCCAATAATTTAGTAAGCTGTTAAACATTTCTTTGTGTTTGTAATGTGTGTCTTTATCCCATACATGAGTTAAAACTAATTCTGTGTCTGCTCTGTCAACAAAGATAGATATTCTTTCAGGGTCTTCTATGTTACAACCTTGTGCATACGCAGATAGCTGCATACCATGTTCATCATATACTAATTTACTAGAGTCTTTGCCTTTTAAATTGTCTTTAGTTTTAAAGTCTATAAAGATACCAGACTTAGAATATAAATCTATCTTACCACCATAGCCCTCGTTAGCACAAAAAGAATCTTCTGCTATCCATTCTTCGTTAGGATAGTTTGCATCTAACCAAGACCTAATAACTTTATAAGGTTTTGTTTTAGCTCCACCTAAAAATCCTTTTTCTATTTGTGCATGAATTTTTGTACCTTGTTTAGCAGCATTCATTCCTACTTCTCTACCTGCATACTTACATTTATTTACATACTCTGGGTCATCTTGATTTACATTTAAAGATGCTTCTAAAGCTTGTGTAATCTTCCAGTTTTCTAGTGAAGGTTTAGCTGCTATACTTATGATAGTAGTAACAGAGGGAACAAATCCTTCTTTCTTAGCATCACGAAGAGTAGTATTTCTTTCTTTACCATTAACACCAACAATAGTATACATAGGTTTACCCTCATGGTCATACCAATGTCCTGCTTCTGATTTATAATCTTTACTCTGTGTCATTATCTAAGTCCTCAAATGTTTTGTATACATCAGATGTAAATAGTTTTTGTATATTTACTAACCACATTCTACTTGCATTGTGGTCTCCACCACTTACAGATTTTTTAAAGTCTAACTTTTCTATAAGCTGTTTAAGTTTTGGAACATCAAATATAAATGTACAGAATATATCATCGCCAATACAAAGATTGTGAAACCAGTAGTCAGCTTCTGTTACTGCTATACCAGAAGGTTTACCATATGATTGGTATTCAATACATATGTTACCTGTTTTCATCCACATACCTCTTTCAGATTTTACTTCTATTTTTTTATCAGTAAGCATATCTGCTATTTTATCTTCTCTTATTTGACCATATTGTAAATCAAGGTCAAACTTTTTCATATCTTCTTTAATGGGTTTCATACCAACTGTCTCCTATTTTGTATTCGCCATCTAAAGGACAACGCATTTTATAATATTCACTTGCATCTTTTATAGCTTGAACTCCTGCTCTACCTACATAGTCTGCTTGTGATTCTTTCACTTCTATTTGCCATTCATCATGAATATTAGCAACTATTTTAGCATCAATAGTATTTAATTTCAAGTTTAAATCTAATAATGTTAATGCTTTTTTCATTACGATAGCTCCACCACCTTGTAATAAACTATTAAGTGCAGCGTGTCTATGTCTAATTAATATCTTTCTTCCATCTAAACCTTTTAAGTATTTCTTTTGCGAAGCTCTATCAACTCGTTGTTTAAGAGTTCTAAGTGTTGGTAGACTAGCAAGAAAGCGTTCTCGCAGTTGTTTACCTGCATCCCTGCTTCCCTTAATGATTCTTCCAATCTTTTCATCTCCAGCTCCGTAAACGAGTGCATAGATGAAAGTTTTCGCCTCATCTCTTGATTTAAGTCCAGCAAATCTTTGGTTAGCTGTATGAATGTCTCCGTTAATAATTTCATTTATGTATTCCTTGTCAGCCATATAGTGTGCTAACATTCTTAATTCTAATCCACTTGCATCTATACCTACAAGTTTGTAACCTTCTGGCACTGACCAACAAGACCTACATTCTTTACCATAAGGACTATAAACTGCAGGTACTTGTGCCATATTAGGACTTCTATGAGCCATTCTACCAGTAATAGCTCCAGTACATATGACTGACCCATGAACTCTGTTATCTTTTTTATCTACAGCATCTATCCAAGAATGAACTTGTGCTAATCTTTTTTGATACAACAAAAAGTCTGCTATAAGTTGAGCTTCTTTAATGTGTGTAATCTTTTTGAGTGTAGTCTCATCTACAATAGCTTGACCAGTTGGAGTAAATTTATTTGGTTTCCAACCTAACTCTTGTAGTCTTTGACCTATCTGCTTTCTTGAACCTAAATTAAACTCTTGTAGAGTCTTTCTCATGAAAGGTTTTTGTTCAAGCGTACCCTCTATTATATCGTTGTACTCTTGTTCTGTCAATCCCTGTTTAGAAAGTTGTCCATCTTTTTTTAGTTTAGGTGTAATTATTTTATCATCAATCCAAATTGGTTTAAATGTTTCGTGTACTTTGTCTTCTGTTTCTTTTAGTTTAGAACTTAATTCAGATGTAAGCATCATAGCTTTTTCATCATCAAATAAAAATCCATTTCTTTTTTGTTCTTCTAAAAGATATGTAACTTCATGTTCTAAATTTATTGATTCTTTTGAAAATCCAATGGATTCTTTTTTTAAATAATTTAATAATTTAAAATTAATTGAAACATCTCTTTCACAATATGATAACATTTCTTTAGTAAATGTAGTCCATTCAGGAGAATCTTTTTTAGGTATGCCAAGTTTATATCCCCACTTAGCTATGCTATGTCCACCTTCTCTTGTAGGATTAAATAGTCTTGAAAGAACTAGAGTATCTATAACTTTATTACGATGATATAAATCTACACCTTTTAATTTTTTAATTACAGGTATGTCATAACCTATAATATTGTGTCCTATAATCTTATCTGCTTTTTGTAAAAGTTTTATGCCATCATCTAAAGTATCTTCATAAAAATGATAAAACTTTCCTGTCTCATCTACTGCTACTAGACACCATATTTCTGTAGGATTTAATCCATCTGTTTCTATATCAAATACTAATTCCATTCTCTTGTACCTCAAATTCTGTCATGTCTTCTTCTGCTAGTCTACCTGTATCTTTATCATATACTAATGAACTTGCCATGCCTACATCTCCTGTGTATCTAGACTTTAACACACGAAGCTTTGTTGTCCTTGCCTCAAGTTCATCATCTGACTGCTGATTTCTTTCTAATGCTATCACACAATCACTTAATTGTCCAATACTATTTGACCCACGAAGATGTGATAGAGAAACTTCTACACCATTCTCATGTCCTTTGTTACCATCTACCCTACGCAAGTGTGATACAAGTATTAGTCCTGCTCCTGTTTCTTCAACCAAGCTACGAAGTCTAGTCATGATAGAATCAATAGCTCTTCTTTCATCTCCCTCATGCACAGCACTAACAAGCATATGTAAATGGTCTACCACAACCCACTTACAATCACAACCAACTATAAGATATCTAAGCTTTGCAAAGATGTCATCTATCTCGTTAGTGCCAAAGTGTGCATGAATGAATACTCTATCCTCCTCAAATACTTTATCAAACATTTGCATGATAGTATCTCTATCAAACTTTTCTCTTTCTTGGTCAATGTATAGTCTTGCATTAGCTTCAATAGAAAGTATACCATCTACTGTTCTTTTCCAATCTTCTTCCAATGCAATCACACCTACATTATCTTCTGTCTGATTAATAAGCCAATGCTCTAGCTCTCTAGTTACACTAGACTTACCAAGACCTGTGCCACCTGTTAGGGTAACAAGTTCTCCTTGTCTTAAACCATAAAGCTTTTTGTTCAACCCTTCCCAAGGAAAAGGTATGCTTTCTTTTTTCTTCCTGTTTAAATAAGAATCTTTTTTATCAGAAACTTGTATGATACCACTAGGAGTATATACTTTTGCATCCCACCATGCTCTTGTAAACTCTTGATGCTTACCTTGTTTGAGCATATCGTTTGCATCCTTGTAACCATTTGGTAGTGTTACAATCTTTGCTTTTCCGGGTTTTAAAATTGTTGCTACTTTTTGTGCAGCTTCTTGTCCTTGTTTGTCTTTGTCAAAACATAAAACAACATTGTCAAAACTTTCTACATATTCTAAACTTTCTTTTATATCTTTTACTGCAGATAAAGCTCCTCTTTTAATTGATACGACTGCCCACTTGCTACCTAGCAATTCATATCCTGCCATAGCATCACACTCGCCCTCAACTATAGTCAAGTATTTACCACCCTCTTTAAATAAATTTTGTCCAAACAATCCAGAGCCTTGTATAGAACCATTGAAAGAAAATCTTTTATCTTTTATGTATCTAGTTTTTGTAGCACATTGTTCATTGTTTATGTAAAAAGGATATAGATGTTGTGCTATCTGACCATTTGAATCATAAATAACTTTTACTCCATACTTTTCTGCTGTTTCTTTTGTGATATTTCTATCTGTTAGTTTACCAAAGATACCTCCATGAGGATTTACAATGGTAGTTGGTTGTGTATATTTTTCCATTGGTGTTACCTTATTTTCATAGTTAGTATAAAATTTGCCACAGCTAAAACATTTAGCCGAGCCATCTTCATTTACTGATACAGCATCAGAACTACCACAAGCATGGCATGATACATGATACTTTATAAATTTGTTTTGTTCCATGATTACCCTCGTTTGGAATTAAAATAGAAAGGCGTTGTTCATATGTTTTCTAATCTACTGACAACCTAATGTCTTCAATCTCAAACAAACAGGATTTATACTTTAATAGCTATCCTTTTTTACGCTAACCTCTCACTTGGAGATACGAATTAGTCTTCTGAATCTGTTACTTCACCATCTTCTGTTGGTGTTTCAACTACATCCTCTGCGACTTCTTCTTCTTCAACTTCTACCAGAGATTCAGGACAATCTTTTAAGAGGGCTTCTAGATTTGCCCTGTGTGTTGTACTGGTGAAGTTTAAAGCTTCTAATATAACCTCAAGTTGACCTACTTTATTTATAATAATAGTAGCTTGAGTTCTAATATTTTCATCTTCTACTTTTGAAACATCATAAGTTGTTGTTCCATTGTCATTGTTAATAGTTACAATCATATTAAAACTCCTCGCCATCCCCATAAGGGTCTAGCTCTGCTCCATCTTGAGATTTTAAAGGAACTAAATCAAGAACCTGCATAGCTTGAAAATCTAAACCTTTAAATGTTCCAAACTTATTATCAGTTTCCCACTCGTTGTATTGAACTTTTACAGTAGAGCCATTACCCACGACATCATCCATGAGATTCTTCTCTTTATCAAAAAGTTTAGGTGCTTGTCTGACCATGCCATTCGGACCATTTACTTTTCTTTTAATTGTTAAAGCTCTACCAACAGATGTTGGAGTTCCTTGCTCATCTTTAATAGATAAGTCTTTTATTCTAAACCCACGAGCTTCAAAATCATTTGCAACTTCATCATCTACTACTAAGTCTACTGTATATACAGGTTCAAAAGTAGTGTTTGGTGAAGTTACTGAAGCCCAGTAAGCTTTTCCTTCTAATACTGCCATAGTTACCTCCTTTTGGCGTTGTTATTGTGTTGCATTATACAACAAGTCAACATCAATGTCAAGTAAATTATCTAATTTATTTACATCAATGTCCTCTAGTATTTCTACTAGAAATTTATCCCCAACTGTCTCAACAGTATGAGGTATGCTTATGCTATAATTTATATCTAAATAATCTACATAAGTATTAAATTGTTTATATTCTTCTCGTGTTAGTGTAGCTTTCATGCCACCTCCAATGTCCACCAATCAGGTTTAGCTCTACCTTTCTCCCATTTAGCATAATGTTTCTCATTAATACAATAATCTCTGTATGCTTTAGTAGGATTATTATTTTTATATTCATCAGGCATAGCTTGTGCAGGTGGTGTCATAGCTCCCTGTCTTATATTTTTTGGAAATTGCATTAAAGGTTTAGCTAATTTAATAATACTTGCATGTTCTTTACCATATCTATAAGTGTATTCCATACCTAATGCTAAAAAATGTGCATATAACCATGAATAATTTTCACTACATTCTCTTGCCCATACTGTGCATGGATGATTCCAATAAGCTCTTTTATATAAACCTACTTCATCAGCATAATCATCGCCATCTAATTCTCTATGTGCTGTGCACAGCATCTGTGCTGTTTCTAGTGGCATTTTTACTAGCATCTTATCAGGTTGTGCTTCTGCTGAAGCTACTGGACTATCGTAAAAATAAAATATATTCATAGCAATCTATCCTCCACTAATTTAATTACTTGTTTCTCATTATACCATAGTCCTGAATAGGTTTCAAGTGTTCCATTTCTCCATGAAACATAGTATCTTTTATAGCCAAACATTCTATCGTAGAATACGCTATAGCTACCATGTGATTTAATTAATACTCTCATCTTCCTTGCCCTCGATATGCTTTATAACTTCTGCGTTTATGTTTGTTCATATGAGCTGTTGATATTTTAACACCCCTAGAACGCCCTCCTGTGCCTTGTGATGTAACCTTTTTAACATGCTCTATAGTTTGTATTGTTTTACCTCTTACTGCCATAACATTATTCCATTTTCATATATGTTTTCTGCAATAAAAAATAGTATATCATCTCTATCATCATCTTCATGCAATCCATATGTTTCACTTACAGTATGAACTTCTGCCTCAAGTTTACCCTGTTGGTCTAACAGTTCTACTTCCTGCATTATTTTTTCAAATTCTTTTTCATTATGTTGGTTGCTCATATTATCTCCTGTTTAATAAAGTTTAAGTTCTCTTTCTTTCAATCTACCGAAAGGGCTTTCACATAGTTTAATAATTTGACACCTATTGTCAAACTTATTTCTTTCTTCATTGCAAATATCTAATGCAATTTTTTTAGCTTTTTCATCACTATCACACCAAATGTTTAGTGATAGTTCTACTCTATATCTATCCTTCATGTTATCTCCTCTAATGATTTTGAATTTTCATAGTATTCATCTTGTCCTACATGCTTTCTTAATATTCTAATCGCATGGATTATATCTAATTCCATGATGTCTACCCATTCATCACGACTATCACTATAATACACCCATTTGTGGTTCATGTCAATAGGTATTGTTTTACCTAATACTTCTTGTATCTCTAATACTTGTTTAAGTTTCATTATCTATCTCCTTTAATATATCTATGTGTATTATTATTCCAAGTTAAGTTAAATAGTCTAGTCATTCTCCATTTAAGTTCATCTAAATTAAGTATATCAGATAAATATAAATCTTTTATTTCTGAGATATTATCTAGCATACTATCAAGCTGATTAACTTTTGTAATCCAATCATGTAGTTCTTCTGGTGTTAGTTCTATTGTTGTTTTAGTTTTTAAATGTTTTATTTTCATATTATCTCCTTATATAAAATGCTAGTTTTTTTCGGAACTAGCAAACCATATACCTCATCTCATCTTATAGGTAAAAGAACCTAGCGATACAATACTTATAGCTTTTAAGTATCAACTCTAGGAATTTAGCATACCACCTTTATATTTATTTAAAGTCAACTTGGATATGCAACTCCCATTGACTATCATGTATACTTTTGCTTTTGTTCTCACTTGCCATATTGTAATCATAATTATTTTAGTATCATTTAATCCCTAAAAAACTATACAATATTCGCCAGACGCAACTTTTCCAAAAGTTTATACATGAATGACAAAGCCTGACATATCATGTCTAGCTTTACCCTTTGCTTTTAGACCAACAATAACATTGTCTTTATCTAAAAATCTTAAATCTGTTTCATCACCATTGACTACTTCCCTACCCTTAAAATATATAGGGAAAGCTCCATTGAATACTACTGCTATGTTGTATGCAATCTTGTCATACCATTTAGCATACTTGTCATTTGCCTCTGAGTATGACCATGTTAAATGATAGTTTTTGATATGTGATACTTTTCTTGTAGGTATCTTGGTGTAGTCATAGAACTGTATATCGGGGAAGTGTTCAAACATAGTCTTACCCTTGTATAGTTTATGTTCCCATTGTATATCACTTGTGCCATTCAATCTAAATGCAGGTGTTATATTTTTCTTATCACAATAGTTTATAAACTTTGTAATCTCTGTATGCAATAGTTTCATGAAGTTATCATAGTCATTTAAAAACATATCAGTTCTACGCTGTCTAGCATCTTGTATGCGATTAGTATTTTCGCCCTTCTTGAATATACCTCCACGCCCTGCAGTATTTAAACATGCAGTCTTACAACTTGCTATGTCTTGGAATGGACATATCTTTGTGCTAATAGGTCGCAAGTGCATGATAGCTGTAAGTATATTGTCATACTTCTTAAAACCTTTTAAAGTCTTTGGATTATTTATTGTTAATAATTTGTAAGCCATATTACCCCCAATGTATTCTAGTTAATGTATCTAATTTCTTTTGATGTGTTTCTGATACTTCTACAGGCTCAAATAAATTAGTATCATCTAAATAATATAATATTTCATTAACATAAACACTTCCAATATCTGGAAAATATCCATTCTTTTCTTGTATTTGCACCATTCTAGTTATACCTTTTGTGTTATCCATAAGAACTCCACATCTAGGCATAGGTGAAATAGTAGGTATAGGTGTTAACTGAACTCTCATACCTTTTTTTAATTCATTATGTGTCATTTGTATCTCCTTGTAGTTGTGAATTGCCCTGCCATTATAACTAAACAGCAGGGCGTTGTCAAGTCAAAGTTTAACTGAACTTTGCTACTAAATCTTCAATCATTTGTCTAGCATCAAAATCTCCAGACATACCTGAAAATCTTACCTCTTCAGTAATTGCTTGTCGAACTTCATAATCTAAACCATTAGTATTTATATATATATTAGGTCTATCTCTGTGATAGTTTTCACTGCATATACCCTCGTTATACCTTGTAAAACCTTGTTGTTCATTAAACTCTTTAATTCTTTTTTCAAGGTTATCTCTTGCAGAATTTAATTCACTTTTAAGCTTGTCAATTCTGTCATATTCTTTTTGATATTTTGTAGTTTCAGCAAGAAATTGTTTCCATTCTGGTTGAGATTTAATATCTTTCTCATAAGCCTCTCTTCTTACTTGTTCTACACTTTTAACAACCTTATTTATAATTAAATCTTGGTCGCATATTCTCATTTGTGCCATAATATATCTCCTTTATAATAGCGTTAATAAAAAGGTAGTTTTGCTACAGCAGACTACCAACTGCTACTATACATCTCATATAGCAATGAGGACTTTTATAGTGCATGTCAACACTAAATATGCTTTAAAACATAGGAATAAAGCACATATATTTTCTACCGA